AGTTAATTTACTTAGTAAAGTAGAAGATCCATCTGTAACTACAGACTTATATGACGTATCAGGATTTGATAATTGTAATCCAGATTGTTTAGCTAACCATAATGGTCCATTAGGAATATCTGTAAAAAATGCTCCTATTCTAGCTAAGTCTCTAACAACTGCTAAACCTGTATTGTAAACTCCTGTAGGATCTCCTTCTCTAAATTTAAGATCTCCAGGAAATCCACCTTCATATCCTAATCTTATGTAAGGAGACTTTGAATTTAATTTTTTATTTGTGCCAGGGTAAACAGGAATTGAAGTTTGATTAAAAGGAGACACATTAGTTCCACCACCAAAATAGGTGTATTCAACTTGACCCGTTTGTTGGGCCTTTTCAAATATCTCCTTTAAACTAGCCATTAATATCTTCCTTCAATCGGACCTTTACCTCCAGCATAGTTTCTTGAGTATGGACCCCAAGGAGCTATGCGACCCTCATATCCAGGTTGAAAACTTACTGGAGGGTTAGAAGCAGGTTTGAAGTAAGGATAAAGTGGAATTTGGGTAGATAAACGACCTGTAAGTAAGTCTTGTGAAGTTAATAAAGTATTTGTTGGAGGTACTCCTACAAACGCTTGAATATCAGATGTCATCATCTGACCTTCATTTTCAAACTCGGGTCCTTTGTTACCTTTTAATCCATAAACACTAGTTGTGATTGGATCTAATAGTCTGTCTTTTAATGCGATTGCCATAGTTTTATTTTGGTATAAATATTAAGAATCAAATTTTCTTTGTGTGCCTACGTTAGTTGAAGTAGCCATGTAACCTAAATCTCTATTGTTTAATGTAAATTTATTTTCTATTTTAATATTATTATTTTCTCTACTAGGAGCTTCTCTTCCTCCTTTATTCATTTTTTCAGAAATTTGTTCTTCACCGCCTCCACTAAAAGCACCAAAGGTAGCTGCTATTCCTAAACCAGCAATAATAGCAGCAGCACCACCAATAATAAATGGAGTTGCTACTCCTAAAGTAGAAGCGGAAGCTGCTATGGCTTCAGCGGCTGCTTTTTCTCTAGATAACATTAATAATTGTCTTTGTATTCCTACCTGTGCAGCTAGTTGAGCTGTTTGTAAAGCTATTTGAACTCCTGTTGTAGCTATACTAGCAAATATTTTACCAACCCAAAGTCCGCCCATAATTCCTAATAGTACTTTAGCTCCACCTAAGGCATCAACAAAATCAATAGCTTTTCCTACTAAATGAGTCATAGGTTCTACCATAGTAGAAAACAATTCTAGTGTTTTTTCAACTAAAGCATTCATTTTATCTTGACTAGCTAATTGAGCTTGATTAGCAATCATTTCTTCTGATGTGCCTGCTCTTCTTAATTCTTGTAAAAATTCTTCTGATTTACCTTCTTCTGCTGCTATTCTTCTTCTTTCATTTAATGATTCAATAGAAGCATCTCCTGTTTGTTTTAATAATTCTTGAGTTTTTAAAGTATTAGCTAATTCATCAGCACTCATTCCTACAGCTTCAGCATAAGCTCTTTGTTGAAGAACGTTTAATCTATTGAATTCTTCTAAACCACCAATATTAGCCATTAATTCTTCAGCAGCTTTAGCACTATCACCCATTAAGGCATAATATCTTGCTTGTTCTAAATTAATAGCTTTACCAGTTAATAATTCAGCTTCTAATTCTTTAGCTAAACTGTCACTAAAATTCAATAACTTATTACTAGAAGTAGCAGCTTGTTCTAAATTCATTCCTAGCTGTTGTACTTTAACTACAGCCTGTGCTATTAATTCTGGGTTATTTTTATATTGTGATGCTAATTGTCCACTTACTTTGGCTACATCTGCTAATACTTTTCTATTGTCTAAGTAAATTCCTGTTTGTTTTCCTAATCCTATTACTTGATTATTAACACTATCTACTATTTCTTTATTTGTTCTTCCTGACACTAAAGACAACTGTTGTACTTTAACAGCATCTTCTACTTCAAGACCCATTATTTTAGTTAAGAAATTTTGGTCTCTTAAACGTTCACTACTGTACATAGCAGCAGTTCCTAATGACTTATTTAAGGCAGCTTGAGCTTCTAACGCATTTTTTCTTGTTTGAACATCTTGAGTTCCATATGATGCTAACGTACCTGCTTTAGCTGACTGGTCTGCTACGTCTCCAGCTATTTGTTTAGTTACTTCTCTAGTAGTTCCTAACTGTTTAGCACTATCTACAAATATTTTATTTAAATCAAACGCTCCTTTAATTACAGCTCCTAAAGTAATTTTTTGAAGACCTAAAGCATTCCAAATTTCTGTAGCTGTTTTAGAAATTTGACTAATATAATAAACTTCTTGTGTCAGATTTTTTAACTTTTTTTCATGTTCTGCTAATTCTGCTCGAGCTACTGCTAGTTCTTTTTCTTCATCTGTTAACAATAATTTAGCTAAAGCTACTTGTTCTTTATGATTTTTTACATAATCTTCGTAAATTTCTTTTTGTTGAAGAGAAACAGCATATTGACGTACTTGAGCAAATGTTTCTTTATCTAAATGATCCAGTATTTCGGATTCTTCCTTAGCTATATCGGCATAATATTTTAATTGTTCTTGGAGTGCTTTTACTTGATCAACTTGAGTTTGTAATGCCGTTTCAGCAGATGTTATTTTAATTTGATCTCCAGATGCTATAGCTTCTGCTAGTTTATATTCATAAACAGAAATTCTATTAGTTTCTTCTCCTAATTTTCTTCTAGCTGTAACTTGATCTGCTAATGCTTTAACGTAATCATTAACAGCAGTATCATTCATTGATGTTAGTGCATCTTTTTGTAATTGAATTTGTTGAACTATATCTTCCCCTTTTTTTTCAATTTTTGTAAATGTAGCAAATAGTTTACCATAGTCAGCTAAAATGTCTTCAACATTGCCAAAAGCTTTTGTTTCAGCAATTTTTTTCATTGTTTCAGCAACGTTTTTTAAAGCTTCATTTAATTCATTAGCAGCTATTCGTGTATTTTCAGCGTCTTGTTGAACTGGGCTTAATTGAGGATTTGGTGGCATACTAATAAATATTTAATTTATGATTTTTTTACTTTACTTACAAAGTCAGGTACGTTAGTTTGTTTAGTGTATGATTTAGCGTCCATTGTTTTAGATCCTTTCATCGATTTTTCCTCATGTTCTCGTTTTTTCTCTAAAAAGTCAATAATTTTACGAATGTGATATCTTCTAGTCATTATAGGCATATTCCATACGTCTCCATATGAAAATCCACCGTTTCCAAAATAAACCAAATCATGGACTTCATCCATGAACACTGATCTATATTCTGGCGTCAGGGTAAAGAAAGTTGATATTCATTGGAATCGAAACGCCCTCCACAACGTCTCCTTTTGAATCTTCATAACTAAAAGTCATTTCAAGATCAGGTGTAATTTCATTGATGTATTTACGGAGAGCGCGTGAGTCTTGTAACATCATGTTATCTACGAAATAACGAATAGTTTCATCACGAGAATCGCCGTTTATCGCGATAATTGTGTGTTTTAAACGGGTAGTTATATCAAAACTATCATTAGGATAAGCTTTTTTAAGTCCCTTAATTTCATCATTAATTCCCTTTTCGTCTTTAGAACTCAATAATTTAAAAGTAACTGTTACTTTACTTTGGGGAAGAATAAAATTAAATTCATTTTTTCCTTTAGTAAATAATTTCTCATCAAAAGGTTTGTTTTGTAATTTACTTAAATCAACAGTTGTTTTAACTCGTTTTCCGTATTTGTCTGTAAGTTCTATATCATAATTAGCTCCATAACCTAAAATACGAGCCGCAAATAAAATAGCATTTTTATCACCTGCTATTAATTCATCATAATCAATTTTACTTACAATCATACTTTGTAAGAGTTTATCAATTACAATTCCTTTTTCAATAAAGTTTGTGTTAGTTAAAATGTCTTCTTCTTTAGCAGACATGTACTTTAGTTCAATAGTTCCTGAACTTAATGGACTAGACTCTGGATAGATTAAACCTTTACTAGGTAAATCAATAACTTCTGTTGGAAATTTAAATTCGCTCATAATAACTTATTTACAATAAATATATACAAACAAAAAAAGTCTGGCAAAAACCAGACTTCCTTTGTACCTTTTGAGTATATATTTTAGTAGTTCAGGATACAATAATCCATAGCAATAGTCAATTGAATGTCTTTCAACGATTCACCTTGACTCCAATCACCATCACCAAAATTGGCTTGTTTAATAAACGCACCTTTAATAATCCATTCACCTACAACATCACCTACAGGACCTAATTCACTCAATGTAATGTCTTTTTTGTAGAAATCTGAGTAACCATCACGGCCTGTTACTGATTCGTGTGATAAACGAATCCATTCCATTACTACCTGTTCACCTGAAGGTGTTACAGGATCGTAAAGATTTAGTGTCATGTCTTGCCACTCAGCTTTTCCCTTAACTTTACGATATACGTTAATATGATCAACTTTAATTTCTTTTAAGTTAATATCAGGAAATTTTACTTTATGAACTAAGTAAGCAGGAACACCTTGAATAGTCATTAAAAAGCGGTTTTGAACTTTTGGTTCAAAAGCTGTGAACATTATTTCGTTAGGGTTTAATAATGGCATTGTCTTATGTTTTTATCTTGTTATAAATATGTTAAGCTCCAAAAGTTACACCAGTTGGAGTAATGTTAAAGGTAATATAAATAAATTCAACTGTTTTAGCAGGTTGAATGTAAATAGCTCCTACCAATTGGTTTCTGTCAATTACGTCAGGAGTGTTATTACTGTCATCCATTACTACCTTATATGCATAAAGACCTTGTCTTTGTTGCACTGATTCCATGTATGGATTAACTTGTGAAACGAAATTGTTTCTTGTAGTTAAAGTATTTTGTTCGAACAATAAGCTTTCAGCAACTGCTCTAACAAATCTCTTTAAGTTAATTAACAAACGACGAACATTTACACGATCTAAAGCACTAGCTTTAGTTTGTAATGTTTTCTGACCATAAGCTACTAAACCAACACCAGGGAAACTAGCAATTGGGTTAACTTTATTTTGGTATAAAGTATCACGATCGTTTGTGCCTAATTTTCTTTCAGCTTGTAAAGCACCTCCAACACCACCTCTGTTTAAACCAGCAGGAGCAAACCATTCAGCACTTACTCTATCGTTAAATGCATAAACACCAGGCATTACTGTTGAAGCAGGAACCCAAACCAACTTACCAGTAGCAGCGCTTAATACTTGAACCCAAGGCCAGTAAGCAGCAGCATAGTTAGTATTTAATTGGTTAGCTAAAACACCAGGAGTAGCAATTGTGGCTCCATATCCTGTCAAATCAGTGATGTAGAAACAATCACCTCTTTCTTCAGATAAAGTAATATATTGAGCTACTACTGCTGAGTGGTACTGTTGTGTAATACCAGGAGCTGAAATTAATTGGAAATTGTATTCATCTGGGTTAGATAAAATATCATCTACTATTGTATAATTAGCAGCTACCAATCCTTGAGTAATTGTACTAATATTTTGATATAAGTTAGTTACATAACTTAAATCATTTCCTGTAGCACCACCAAAACTACCGGATCCTGTTGTTGGAATTGAATTGAAGTATTGAGATTTTGGAGTACCGTTATTGTTAAAGTAGTTGTAAGTAGGGGTTAATACTTCTTTTACTCTTACGTAACGAGAAGCATTAGCATATGATCCACTGTTTTGAATATAGTACTGACCTACTGAGCTATCATAAGCTACATTTTGTTTAAAGTTACCTACTACAGCCTCAATATAGTTAGGTTGGTTTGGATCTAAACTTACATTAGTGAAACTTTCTAACACATTAGGATTTGTAGTTGTATCATCACCTTGACGAATCAATAATGTAAATGTACCACTAGCTGTATCTGGGCTTACTACTTGCCATCTTACGTTATCCATACTACCACTTACTAAAGCACCATTAGACAATAATGCACCTTGGTTATTATTCATAATAACACATTCAGAAATAGTTTCTAAAGTAAAGGCATATCCTGGATTTCCATTAGCACCATTTGCTAAAGTTCCTAATAAACCTGTACCACTATCAACATACCCAATAAGAGCATAATTAGCATCATAGTAAGGAATTGGATCATCTAATGTAACATAAGCTCCATTATAAGCGGCGCCTTGAAGAGAAGCAGTTATAGCAATTGTATTATTACCAGAATTATAGTTAACTGTAAATAAACCAGCTCCACTTGAACCTAAAACAGTATTCATTTTAGTTTGGAGATTTTGGTTTAATATTACTCTACTGTCTGATCCACTGTTCCAAGCATAGAAGTAAACTAACCCATCATCATCATCTTGAGGAATTATTCCACTTCCTGAAGTATTTACTGCTATAAATTTATACCAAGAATTTCCAAATATAAAGTTTGTTTGAAAATTAGGAGTTACTTCACTTGAAGGAATAGCTGTTAAGTCTTGATAAGTATTTAATGTAAAGCTACAACTAGCGTAAGCTCCATTTGTTGCAGGAGCTTGGTTATTAATACTAGAGGTAGCTGAAGTATATGAACCTGATGTTACTCGGGTTACTAAAATACTTTCACCACCTTGTTGGAAGTAATTGTAAGCAGCTATAGAAGTTAAAAACTCATAGTTAGCTGATGAACTTTCAAAAAGATCTCCAAAT